CCTCTAATATAAGAACGTTCTCTAAAGATGTAGATGAAATGGATCTTATATGGCATAGGGATGATGAAGATAGAGAAATTACTATATTAGAAGGTACTGGGTGGCAATTTCAAAGGGACAATGAATTACCTTTGGAACTTAAAGAAGGAGATAGTATATTTATACCACGACACCAAGTTCATAGAGTAATAAAAGGTGAAACTGATTTAAAAATAAAGATACTTAGAGACTGATTCATAGCCAGTCGATTTTAAAAAATATATAGGAGCTGTGGCCCAATTTATTGGAGCCACAGCTTTTTTTTCGTATATTAACATGTAAAACTATAGTAAATGGATGTAGTAATTATTGGAGCAGGTGTAGCAGGTGTAAATGCTGCTACTAAATTAATCGATAATAAATTTAAAGGTAAAATTACCATTATTGATATGGGTAAAAACCCATATGAAAGACCATATGAGGAGGTAATGACAGGATTTTTAGGTGCTGGAGGTTGGTCTGATGGAAAATTAACTTATCATACTTCAATTGGTGGTCAACTTTCAAAATATTGTGGAGATGATAAAGCAATGGAGTTAATGGATCAAGTAATTGAAAATTTTAAAAGATTTCACCCTAAACCAGAAGCAGTACAATGCTCAAATCCAGTAGCAGAACCAGACTTTATAAAACCATATTTTGGATTACGTTTATTTCCTGTATGGCACGTAGGTACAGATTATCTACATGAAATAGGTAAAAATTGGTATGATTTTTTAGTTAACAATGGTGTAGAATTTTTATGGGAAACTAAGGTTACTGATATTAATTTTAAAGAAAGTATAGTAAGAGCAGATTCTACAAACTCTCAAACTATTAGATCATATAATAAGTTAATATTTGGTGTAGGTAAATCGGGTATTGATTTTGGTAAACAATTAGCAGAACAATATAAATTACCTACGGAACCTAAATCAGTACAAATAGGTGTTAGGTTTGAGGCACCACAAAAACACTTTCAAAAATTAATTGATGTATCTTATGATTTTAAGTTATATAGAAAATTTGAAGATAAAGGTGTATCATTAAGATCATTTTGTACTAATAATAATGCTGCTTATGTTGCTGTAGAAGAAACTTATGGTGATCACAGTTATAATGGTCATGCTAAAAAGGATGAGGCATTTAGAAATGATATGACTAACTTTGGTATTTTAATGGAAATACAGGGCATAGAAGAACCATTTGTATGGTCAAGAAATGTAGTACAATCAGTAAATAAAGAAGGTACTGGTTTATATTATAGCCCATCTCGTAGACCATCAACTACATCTGAGGGTGTAGATGTATCTGCTATACAAATTAATAATATAGAATTAGATAAAGTTAGAGAACAATTTGATGGTTATTTTCAATATATAGATGATTTTATTTCTGATATGAAAAAAGTATTTCCAACATTACAACATGATTGGGGTATCTATATACCAGAAGTTAAATACTTATCTCCTGAGCCACTTGTCGATTATTCCAATTTAGCCCTGACCAAGTTTCCCAATATCCACTTTGTAGGAGACGCTTTATCCGCTAGAGGAATAACGGTAAGTGGTGCACAAGGAATATATGTTAGCGAAGCTTTTTTGGATACCAAGTAAAACTTTCGTATATTTACTAATAAAAACAGAAATATGTCAGAAATAAAACCAAATCCATTTCCAAAATCTAAAAAGTTATCAAAACCAGATGGTACTATAGCTTATTCTTGGGATGGTAAATTACATAATTGGGATGGACCCGCATTAATACCTGAAGGTAATAATCGCAAAGCTGAATATTACTTATATGGTGTTAAAATGGATAAGGATGAATGGAGTGAGACTCGAAGACAAAGAGAAGGAGTTCCTTTTTATAAAAACCAATCAATGAAATCAAAATTATCAGATTATAGAAATTAAATGAAAAAAGCAGTTATAGTAAGTGGTTATTTTAACCCGTTACATAAAGGACATTTAGATTTGTTCGAAAAAGCTAAAGAGGTAGGAGATATGCTTATCGTTATAGTTAATAATGATAAACAAAGGGAAATGAAAGGTTCTAAATTTTTTCAAGACGAAGAAGAAAGAATTCGTATTATTAGAGCTTTAAGTGTGGTTGATATGGCTTGGGTTTCTATAGATAAAGATTCTACTCAAAATGCTACTTTAAAATGTATGGTTGATAAATTTTATGGTTCTATGAAATTAGCTTTTGCTAATGGGGGAGATCAAAATAATGATACTATACCGGAAGCAGATATTTGTAGGACATTTGATATAGAATTAATTGATGGATTAGGAGATAAAATTCAATCTTCTAGTTGGCTATTAGGAAAAAAATAATTATATTTAAAGTATGAAAATAGGATTATGTGGTACAATGAGTGTAGGTAAAACTACATTAGTTAATGCTTTAGAAAAATTAGATCAATTTAAGGATTATAAGTTTGCTACTGAACGTAGTGAATATTTAATGAATTTAGGTATTCCATTAAATACGGATTCAACATTAAAGGGTCAAACAGTATTTTTAGCCGAGCGTTGTGCGGAATTAATGCATAATAAGGTTATTACAGATAGAACTATTTTAGATGTTATGGCATTTACTATGAATGCTGGATCAATTGATTATAAAGATAAGGAAGCATTTGAAGAATATGCTATAGAGTTTTTAAGAGAATATGATTATATATTTTATATTTCTCCTGATGGTATTCCTATTGAAGATAATGGTATTAGAGAAACAGATGAGCATTATAGAGATTTAATTGATTTTACTATTACTACTTTAATTAAAAGATATAGTCATAGAATACAAAATATTGAAATGATTAAGGGTAGTACAGAGGAACGTATAGAGCAAATATTAAAGTTTACAGGTCTTTAATCATATTTATAATAAAACTTTAGTATAATGAAAAAATCTGAACTAAAAGATTACGTTAAAGAACAAATTGTTGATGTTCTATCTACAGAAGCTCAAGATGATCGTATAGGTAATCCTAAATTTGGTCCTGCTCCTATGGAATTTCAAACTATGAGAGATACATTAGGAGATAAAAAAATGCTGGATAGAATCCAAATGCTAAATGTAAATGATTTAGAAGAATTACTAAACGCTTTAACATTTGTAGTTCAAAAAGAGGCATCCGAAGAAGATATAAAAAATCAAAAGGCATTTAATGATGAGTTAGAAAAAACAAATGATTTAATGTCTAAAATGAAAATGGAAGACGAAGAAGCCCCTGCGGGTGATAAGGAGGTTCAAGCTAAAGCCTCTAAACAAGATAAAATTATTAAAAATTTTAAACGTTTAGAAGCTCAGATGAAAACCCATCTTGAACTTTTTAAAACATCTGAATCACCTGAAAATAAAGAAACAGCTAAAAATATGCTTAAAAAATTAACTCCTGAGTATCAAGCTGCTAAAAAAGAATATGATAAAATAAGAAATGTCAAAGTCTAATATATTAAATATAATACTAATAGTAGGAATATTTATTCTACTATTTTTTATGTTTGGGGGAGAGGATGAAAATTATGTTTCTGACTATAACTCTAAAATAGAGTTGTTAGAAGAAAAAGTAGATTCTCTTCATCAAAAAAATACTGCTTTAAAATCAAAAGCGGATTCACTAGGATCAGCAATAGCTGAGTATGATATTAAAATTAAAAAATTAAACACCAGAATTTATGTTATTAAAAAACAAACTAAGGAACAACTTAATGCTGTTGATCTTTTTGGTGATGACGAGCTGGAACAGTTTTTCGCAAAGCGTTACGGACAGTACTCAGATTCAATTAACTAAACCAATAGCAAGGTTAGTCATAAAAGATCTAATTCAATTTGATGGTTTATCTGAAGAGATGCAAACCATGCAAATTATTTTAACTGAGACTAATAATAAACTGTTAACTCAGGGTACATTAGTTGCTAATTTAAAAACCCAAGTTGAAACCTATCAAAATATAATTGATAGTAAGGATCAACAATTTGATACTCAGGCTGAGCTTAATAAAAAATTGCAGACTGATCTCAAAAAACAAAAATTAAGAACTAAATTAATGGGTGGAGCTGGTTTAGCTTTAGCAATAGGGGCTGCTGTACTTATAAATTAATGGCTGATTTAAAAAAAGTAATACGACAAGAGTATCTTAAATGCGCTAAAGACCCAGTACACTTTATGCGCAAATACTGTTATATCCAACACCCCCAACGTGGTCGTATACAATTTAATTTATATCCTTTTCAAGAAAAAGTATTAACCCTAATGAGAGATAATCCTTATTCGATTATCTTAAAATCAAGACAATTAGGTATATCAACATTATCTGCTGGATATTCATTATGGTTAATGTTATTCCATAAAGATAAAAATATATTATGTATCGCAACAAAGCAGGAAACTGCTAAAAACATGGTTACTAAGGTAAAATTTATGTATGAAAATTTACCCTCATGGCTTAGAGTAGATGCAGCAGAAAATAATAAACTTAATTTAAGACTAACAAATGGATCTCAAATAAAAGCAACATCAGCGAGTAGTGATGCTGGTAGATCAGAAGCAGTATCTTTACTATTAATTGATGAGGCAGCTTTTATTGATAATATTGGTGAGATATGGGCATCGGCGCAACAAACACTTGCAACGGGTGGTGGATGTATAGCATTAAGTACTCCCTATGGTACTGGAAATTGGTTTCATCAAACATGGACAAGAGCCGAAGCTTCTGAAAATGAATTTTTACCTATAAGACTACCTTGGCATGTACATCCTGAAAGAGACGAAGCATGGAGAAAAAGACAAGATGAATTATTAGGTGACCCTAGAATGGCGGCACAAGAATGTGATTGTGATTTTTCAACTTCGGGTGATATTGTATTTTATCCTGAATATATGGAATATTATGAAAAATCATATATTAAAGACCCACTAGAAAGAAGAGGAGTTGATAAAAATTTATGGGTTTGGGAATCACCTGATTACTCAAGAGATTATATAGTAGTTGCTGACGTCGCTCGTGGTGATGGTAAAGATTATTCTGCTTTTCATATTATTGATGTAGAAAGTAATGTACAAGTAGCGGAATATAAAGGACAAATTGGAACTAAAGAATATGGACATTTACTAGTAGGTATAGCTTCAGAATATAATGAGGCATTACTTGTAATTGAAAATGCTAATATAGGTTGGGCAACTATACAAGTTGCTATAGATAGAGTGTATCCTAATTTATATTATTCTCCTAAAAGTGAATCTAATGTAGATTCATATTTTGACAAATACCAGGATCATTCAAAAATGACTGCTGGTTTTACAATGTCTTCTAGAACAAGACCTATGGTAGTAGGTAAATTTCAAGAATATATAGCTGATAAAGGTGTTACTATTCAATCTAAGAGATTAATAGAAGAAATGAAAACTTTTATCTGGCGTAATGGAAGACCTGAAGCACAACAAGGTTATAATGATGATTTAGTAATGGCCTTTGGAATTGCTATGTATATTAGAGATACTGCTTTGAAATATAGACAAAGAGGTATAGATTTAACAAAACAAACATTAAATAATATGACAGTTAATAGGACTGCATACCAAGGAGCATATTTTTCTAAAGGTATTGACAATCCCTACCATGTAGATACAAGCCGTGGTCAAGAAGATATTAGCTGGTTAATTAGATAAATATTTATAATAATAATTATATACAATGGCTGATAAAGGCATATTTTCAAGATTACAAAGATTATTTTCTACTGATGTAATTATCCGTAATGTAGGTGGTGATCAATTAAAAGTAACAGATAGTAGCAAAATTCAAGCTATTGGTGGATTAGAAACTAATTCATTAATAGATAGATATAATAGAATTTATTCTACTAATCCTACTTCGTTATATGGTCAACAGTTCAATATGAACTACCAATACCTAAGACCACAATTATATTCAGAATATGATACAATGGATCAGGATGCCATTATTGCATCTGCATTAGATATTATAGCGGACGAATCTACTTTAAAAAATGATATGGGGGAAGTACTTCAAATTAGAAGTGCAAATGAAGACATACAAAAAATATTATATAACCTATTTTATGACGTATTAAATATTGAATTTAATTTATGGTCATGGACTAGACAAATGTGTAAATATGGTGATTTCTTTTTAAAATTAGAAATCGCAGAAAAATTTGGAGTATATAATGTAATACCTTATACAGCATATCATATTTCTAGAGAAGAAGGATACAATCCTGAAAACCCGGCTGATGTTCGTTTCTTATATTCACCAGATGGTTTAGCTAATCCAAGTTCTGGAATGTATACTTTACCAAATCAAAGTCAACCTAATAATTTACATTTTGATAATTATGAAATGGCTCATTTTAGATTATTAGCTGATACTAATTATTTACCTTATGGTAGAGCTTATTTAGAACCTGCTCGTAAATTATTTAAACAATATACTTTAATGGAGGACGCAATGTTAATTCATAGAATTGCTCGTGCCCCAGAAAAACGTATTCACTATATAAATGTAGGATCAATACCACCAAATGAAGTAGATTCATTTATGCAAAAAACTATTTCAAACATGAAACGTACTCCTTATATTGACCAAAAAACTGGTGAATATAATTTAAAGTACAACATGCAAAACATGATGGAAGATTTTTACATTCCAGTTCGTGGTAATGATACTACAACTCGAATTGATACTACTAAGGGATTAGATTATGATGGTATTAAAGATGTAGAATATTTAAGAGAAAAGTTATTTGCTGCTCTTAAAGTACCTAAGGCATTTATGGGATATGAAGAGGATGTAGAAGGTAAAGCTACATTAGCTGCTGAAGATATTAGATTTGCTAGAACAGTAGAACGTATTCAACGTATTATGCTATCAGAACTAAATAAAATAGCTTTAGTTCATTTATATACCCAAGGTTATACAGATGAAAGTTTAACTAATTTTGATATATCATTAACTACTCCATCTATAATATTTGAACAAGAAAAAGTAGAATTACTTAAATCAAAAGCAGAATTATCTAGTACTTTATTAGAACAAAAAATTATTCCTACTGATTGGATATATGATAATATTTACAATTTAAGTGAGGACCAATATGATGAATATAGGGATTTAATTAGACAAGATGCTAAACGTTCATTTAGATTAGGTCAAATTGAAGGTGAAGGAAATGATCCTATTGAAACAGGTAAATCATATGGTACTCCTCATGACTTAGCTTCTTTATATGGTAAAGGAAGAATGTATTCTGACCCAAGTAATTTACCCCCAGGGTATGATAAAGACAAAGATCCAGTAGGCAGACCTCAGGATTCTATTTCAAAAATTGGTAAACAAGATAGTAATTTTGGTAAGGATAGATTAGGTGTTAGCCGTATGAAAGACACCGATAAAAATGATTCTGCAGATAGCAGAACCAATACTAATAAAAATGGTATAACTTTAGAAACAGCCCAAAGTGTTTATTTACAAAATAAGGATATGTTTAAAAAAATACCGAAAAAACGTTTAGTTTTTGAGGAAGACAAAAAGGGTGAATCTTTATTAGACGAAAAACAATTAAAAGAGTAATATCCTCTACATATTTATAAATAAATATATTTTTTGATGAAAATTAAACACTCAAAGTACAAAAATACGGGTATTCTTTTTGAGTTACTAGTTAGACAAGCTACTGCTGATACCCTAAAAGGTACTGATTCCCCCGCTATCGATTTAATTAAAAAGTATTTTGTTAAAAGCGAATTAGGTCGTGAATATAAGTTATATGAATCGGTTATTAAATCTAAAAAATTAACCGAAAGAAGGGCTAATGCAATTATTAGTACTATTTTAGAAACCTCTCATAAATTTAACCGTTCTTCTTTAAGAAAACAAAAATATAATCTTATATCTGAAATTAAAAACAGTTATAAATTAGATGAATTTTTTGGAGCTAAAATCAAAAATTATAAGGAATTAGCTTCTTTATATACTTTAATTGAAGGATTTAATAATAAAGAGATAGTAGATACTAATCAATTAGTAAATAATAAAGTAAATCTTTTAGAATACTTAACAAAACAAGATATTGTAACTTCAGAAGTAAAAGAAAATGTTCTTAAAGAATTTCAAACATATGATAAAGATTTAAGAATACTAACATATCAAGTTCTTCTTGAAAAGTTTAATGATAAGTATCAGGATTTATCAAATCACCAAAAACAAGTATTAAAAGAATTTATTAATTCAGTAGATTCAACTCCAAGTTTAAGAGAATTTTACAATACAAAAATTAATGAATTAAAGCTTTCATTAACTAAAGAGGCAAAAAATATTACTGATAAAGCTACCAAAGTAAAAGTACAAGAAATCTCAAAACTTCTTACTGAATTAGATAAAAATGATAAAGTTTCAAATGACAATTTAGTTGATTTGTTACAATATTATGAACTAATTAATGAGATTAAGGTAGCAAATGGCAAAGTATAAATATAACTTAAAAGAAAAACCATTTAAAGTAGGAGATACTTCAACGGACATGGGCGTTAAGTCTACTGTAAAAGCAGTGGATCCAGAAACAGGTGCTGTTAGTTGGGATATTGATTATGTTCCTGCTTTTGATTCTGTATTTAAAGAGTTTGATGAACTAAGACAGGCTATTGCAAAATTAGATCAAAAAACTGATGATAAAGTAGTAGATGATATAGCAAGTAAAATTAAATCTGAATTTAATCGCTATAGAACTCACATTAGAAAAAATTACCCCGATTCTTATAAAAAATTTTCTACAAACGAAGCATCAATGACTAATTCAGGTGGAGCTACATTCACTCCTGGAACTGGTGCCCAATATGCTACTCCTAAGGCATTTAGAAAAAAAGGACAAAAACAAAATAGTGCTACTAATTATATCCTTAAAAAATTTGGTTATAAATTAGCACCATCTATTCCAAATAGACCATCAAAAGCTATAACTTATAAACAGGTTATGGAAAAAGCTAATATGTATAAATATAAACTAGCTGAAGCTGAAAATAACGTTGAAGTTTTTCATCAACAACGTATAAAGGATTTTGATGAACTTGAAAGTAGATTAGATGTTTTAAAGAAAAAATTACGTCAAGGCAAACTTTCTACTATTAAATATTACAGAGAAAATCCTCAAAGCTATTCAGTAGTGTATGGAACAGATATGATAAACGATTATTTTAACGATATAGAAGAATTACTCACACAAGACCAATAATATGAAAACTTTACAAGAGCAGTATAATTTAATTAAAGAGGGAAAAGGAAGCAAAGATGTTTTCCTTAAGGAAGCTAAGGCTAAATTCCCAAATATGATCACTAATTCAGCTACTTTTAATGAAACCACTAAAATTTTAAAAAATAGAAGTGTAATTTCCGAAGAATTAGGTGGCGTAATAGGACTTGAGCCAATTAATACTAATGAACCTCGTGAAAAAGAAAGTTGGGAAACTAAATTTGCTAACTTTTTAGCTGAAGAAGCAAAAGCTGTAGAGAAAAAAGCTACTAAAGAGGTAGAAGAAGCAGAAACTGCTGCTTATGATTATACTGATGTAAAATCACTTGATAATCAAATTGGAAGTGAAGTTCAAAGTGGAATATATTTTGAAGCAAAACAACATCCAGATAAATCAATTGAAGAAATTAAAGAAATTGTAGCTAAAAATTTAGCTAAGGATCAATTACATTATAAGAAAAACGCTGCATTTGGAGTTGAAGGTCTTGGACTCGAGGAAATGAAAAGCGAAGAAGTATCTGGTAAACATAAAGAAAGTGGATATTCTGATAAACTAAAAGCATTAGTTAAAGAATCTTTAGTAGGTGGAGTAGTTACTACTGGAAATCCTAATTCAATGTCCGCTATTCAAAATCAAGTAGTAAAAGATATGCTTGAAGAAAATGATGAAGAAGTAAAAGAATCATATGATGAGTTCCAACGTGATGATAAAGGTGCTAAAGGTGTAGATAAAAAAGATAAAGGTGAAGAAGAAGCATTTGGGGCAGGAGTTAAAAAAGGTGAAAAAATTGAAAAAAAGAAAAAAATGAAAAAAGAAACAATCGATTCAAAACTTGCTGAAATTGAAGCTGCTGGTAAAATTACTACTTTAGAAGCTCAAATCGCTGCGATTGACGAAGTTATTGCACAAAAGGAAGAAAGATTATCTCTAGTAAATGAAGATAGTGAAATGGCAGAATTACTTGATAAAGGTAAAGTAAATGCTATGCGTAAAGAAATTAAATTACTAGAAAAGCGTTGTGGCAAAATGAGAAAAATGTATGAAAAATTAAATGGATCTCCTTATACTGCTCCCATTGTTGATGAACAAGAAATTGATGAAATGGATGCAGTAAGTTGGAATGAAAAAAATAACCCAACACGTGGTGCTGCCGGTGAAAGAGATCCTAAAAAAGTAGGTCAAACAACACCTCAATACGCCATTAACGTAAAATAAAATGTCTCAACTTTTAATAGAAACTAATCTATGGAATACCAATTCCTTATTAACTGAAAATGTTAGTAAGGAAAATGGTAATATCATGGTAGAAGGTATTTTAGCGACCGCTGAAGTAAAAAATGGTAATGGCCGTTATTACCCAAGAGAATTATGGGAACGCGAATTAGATAAATACCAAGAATCTATTAATAACAGAACAGCTACAGGTGAACTAGATCATCCAGAATCTCAAGTAATAAATTTAAAAAATGTATCACATTTAGTTAGAGAATTTTGGTGGAATGGAGACCAAGTAATGGGAAAAATAGAAATATTACCTACCCCATCTGGTCAAATATTAGAAGCACTAATTAAAGCAGGTGTAACTGTAGGTGTTTCTTCACGTGGAATGGGATCATTAGAACAAAATGGTAATGTAATGGAAGTACAAGATGACTTCGAATTATTATGTTGGGATTTTGTTTCTACACCTTCAAACCCAGGTTCTTATATGGGTGTTTTGCAAGAAAATCAAACTAAACAAATACCAGATTATTCTTTAGTAAATGGTATTATAAGAGAAATACTTTGTTCTAAAGGTTCTTGCACACTTTTTTAATCCTCTATAAATCTACATATACGTATAATTGATAATGTGTTATTCTTATAACACTAAACAATATTAACTTTCCTATTACGGTTCTTAATAACCGTATTTCACAAATTAAAAATTTTGCGATATGTCTAACAACAGAGATTTGCTTAAAGAAGCAATTGCTGATGCTAAAGCTGTAAAAGATACCGCTATAGCAAATGCTAAAGCTGCTTTGGAAGAAGCATTTACTCCTCACCTTAAGTCTATGTTAGCTGCTAAATTAGAAGAAATGGATAAAGAAGACGATGTAAAAGAGTCTGAAGAAATCCAAGAAACTGAAGATGTAGTAAACGAGACTGAAGAAGTTAACGAAACTGAAGAAGTAAATGAAACTGAAGAAGTTGCTGAAGCAGAAGAAAAAGTCGAAGAATCTGAAGAAATTGAAGAAGAACTCGACTTAGATGAAATGCTTGCAGAACTCGATCTATCTGAAAAGAAAGAAGAAGACAAAAAAGACAAGATGGAAGAATCTGAAGAATTAGAAGAAGCTAAAGAAGAAGTTTCTGAGTCTGAAGAAATCGAAGAATCTAAGGAAGAAGTAGACGAATCTAAAGAAATAGAAGAGTCTGAAGACGTTGACGAAGGATATGGTATGAAAAAATACGAAGAAGACGACGTTGACGCTAAAAACGAAGCCAAAGAAGAAGACGATAAAGACGAAGAAGGTGAAGAAGAAGCTGAAGAAGAGGAAATCGATCTTGAAGATATGTCATCTGATGATCTTAAAGGATTTATCGAAGATGTAATTAAAGACATGGTACAATCTGGAGAATTAGAAGCTGGAGATGGAATGGAAGGCGAAGCCGGAGATGAAATCGAAATGGAAGATGAACTAGATATGCCAATGATGGAAAAAACTGAAGAAGTAACTGAAACTGAAGAAGTCGATGAGGAAATGAAACCTAAAGAAAAGAAAAAGGACATGGACGAAGAGATGAAAAAAGATAAAAAAGATGAAGTTAAAGAATCAGAAGAAGATGTAAATGAAGAAGTAGAAAAAGCACTAGCTGAAATTGAGGAACTTAAAAAAGAACTTAATGAAGTTAACCTTTTAAATGCTAAACTTCTTTACACTAACAAAATTTTCCGCGACAAGAATCTAACTGAAGATAAAAAAGTTAAAGTGCTTAAAGCATTTGACAAAGCATCTACAGTTAAAGAAGCTAAAGTTATCTTTGAAACATTAAATGAAGGACTTATTTCTAAAAAAGCTCCTATGATTAATGAAGTAAAAGGTAGTGCGTCTAAAGCAACGGGCACAGCTCCTGCTGCTAAACAACCAATCGTTGAAAGCGATGCTATGGTTGAAAGATTTAAAAAATTAGCTGGAATTATTAAATAATTAAACATTAAATTTTTTTAGACATGAGTATTCAATCTCTTTTAGAAAGTGCAAACAACTTTAAGTCACAACAAAGTGACGCTGCACGACTGTCTGAAAAGTGGGAAAAAACAGGACTTTTAGAAGGACTTGAAGGATCACATAAAACCAATATGGGTGTTATCCTTGAAAACCAAGCAAAACAACTTGTTGTTGAAGCTTCTTCTACTAATTCTGGTGGAGCATCTTTCACTGCTGGTGATGGTGCACAATGGGCTGGTGTAGCTCTTCCACTTGTACGTAAAGTATTCGGACAAATAGCTGCTCAGGAATTCGTTTCTGTTCAGCCAATGAACTTGCCTTCTGGGCTAGTATTTTATTTAGATTTCCAATATGGAACTACTAAAGATGGATTTACTTCTGGTAATTCACTTTATGGTGACGTATCTGGATTTGCATCTAACTCAACTTCAGGTGGTCTTTATGGCGCTGGTAGATTTTCTTATTCTATCAACACTACTGGATCCGCTGTAATTAATTCATCAACAGTATCTGGATCTGCTACATGGTCAGATTTAAACTTTGATTCTGATTTTTCAGCATCTGCAGTAGCTGGTGATTATAGAACAATTACAATTGCTGATACAGCATTGACTGAGCCTGATACTGAAGCCGTAAGAGGATTCCGCTTAAAAGATAGCGTTGGTCTATCTATAGCAGAAGATGCTTTTACAAGAAGAAATGCTGCTGATAACAGTACAATTTTTGTAGTATCCTCTTCTTTTATTGCCGGTGATGAAAATATTACTATCGATTATTCTCAACAAACTAAGGATAATAACAGAGGTGACTTTGAAGATGGTAACACTGGATTAAACGGTGGAAACAACCCTATCTCAATTCCTGAGATTAATGTACAAATGAAATCAAGTGCGATTGTTGCTAAAACTAGAAAGTTAAAAGCAGTATGGACACCTGAATTTGCACAAGACCTTAATGCTTACCACAGTATTGATGCTGAAGCAGAATTAACTTCTATGTTAAGTGAGTATATCTCTCTAGAAATTGATCTAGAAATTCTTGATATGCTAATTGAAAATGCTTCTGCTGGTACTGAAGTATGGTCTGCTGTAAATAACCAAGCATTTAGCTCAACTGCTGGTAATGGTACTACTACTGACCTAGGATTTTATAATTCACAAGGACAGTGGTTCCAAACACTAGGAACTAAAATTACTAAATTAAGTAATGTTATTCACCAGAAAACTCTTAGAGGTGGTGCTAACTTTATGGTAATTGCTCCTGCTGTAGGTACTGTACTTGAAGCTATTCCTGGATTCGCTGCTGACGCTGATGGAGATGTAACTAAGAAAGATTATGCTTTCGGTGTACAGAAAATCGGTGCTCTAGGTGGTGGTAAGATTAAAGTATACAAAAACCCTTATATGACTGAAAACCGTATCTTATTAGGATACAGAGGTGGACAGTTCCTAGAAAGTGGTGCTGTATTTAGTCCTTACATTCCATTAATCATGACTCCTCTAGTATACGATCCAGATACCTTTACTCCAAGAAAAGGTCTCTTGACTAGATATGCTAAGAAGATTGTTAGACCAGAATTCTATGGTACAATAGAAATTTCAGGACTTAACACTATCTAATTAGATAGAGTCTTTTGATAAATTAAGCCCGGCTTTTGCCGGGCTTTTTTTATATATGTACTAATAGGAAATAATTCAATATTTATAACAAAATATTTAATAATGGCAAACCCTGCAATTTGGCCCGGATCAAGTTCCTTTGCAACTGGCTCAACTCCATTTGGATTTTATGATACTGATGCTGATTTTCAGACTGATGCTGATAAAGTATCTAATTTTTGTGCTAGAAGATTAGGTTATCCTTTAGTTGATGTTGAACTTCAAGATATTTCATTTTATGCTGCATTTGAAGAAGCAGTAACTACATATGGAAATGAATTATATGCTTATAAAATTCGAGATAATCAGTTAACAATAGAAGGTTTATCTACGGGTAGTAATATTAATAAAGCAATAATAACTCCTAATTTTGAACCCATTGTAAGATTATCAGAACAATATGGTTCAGAAGCAGGATCAGGTGGTAATGTTGAATATTATACTGGTTCTTTACCTATAACAGCTTCAATTCAAGATTATGATTTAAAAACTTGGGCATCAGCAAGTGGAGTAAATGGAGAATATGGTATAGAAATTAAAAGAGTATTTTATGAATCTAATCCTGCTATTGTAAGATATTATGATCCTTATGCCGGGACTGGATTTGGATATCAAAATTTATTTGATTCATTTGGTTTTGGAGGTATGTCTCCAGCAATCAATTTCTTAATGATGCCATTAAATTATGATATACAGGTACTTCAAGCTATTGAATTAAATGATACTATTAGAAGATCTAATTTTAGTTTTGAATTAAGAAATAATAAACTTAAAATCTTCCCTATTCCTACTATGAGTGGAAGTATGTATTTTGAGTACATAAAAAGAGATGATAGAATATCGGGATCTATACAACAAACCCCAGATAGAGTAACTAATGTATCTGATTCCCCATATGATAATCCAACTTATGCTAATATTAATAGTGTAGGTAGACAATGGGTGTTTGAATATACTCTGGCACTAGCTAAAGAAATGTTAGGATATGTAAGAGGTAAATATCAAACAGTACCAATTCCTGGGGCTGAAGTACAATTAAACCAAGGTGATTTAATTACAGCGGCTACAGCAGAAAAAAATTCATTAATTGAAAGATTAAGAGGATACCTTGATGAAACTTCCCGTAAAGCATTATTAGAAAGAAGAGCTCAAGAAGCAGAATTCACAAATCAGGAACTTAAAAATGTTCCATACACAATTTATATAGGGTAATATGGCTTTATTTGGTGGCTCCAGAGATGTAAGTTTAATAAAAAAATTAAATAGAGAATTGATGGGTGATATAATCACCCAACAAGCTGCTATTTACAAATATAAATTAGAAGAAACAAAAACTAATTTATATGGTGAAGCAGCTGGAGAAAAATTTTATGATGGTCCTTTTTTATTTAATTGTTTAATTGAAAGAGAAAATCAAGCATACCCCGAAGATGATACTGGGATTGGGTTTGGACAAGGTATTGAATTTAGATTTTTACGTGCTGATTTAGTAGAAGCTAATGTTGTCCCTCAAGTAGGAGATATTATTTTATACCAAAATAAATATTATGGAGTAGATTCTACAGTTTCTAACCAATATTTTGTAGGTAAAAACCCAGATTATCCTAATAATGATAATCCTTTAAACCCAGGGTTAGAAAATTTTGGAGCTAATCATTCAATAATTTGCAGTACATATTATGTACCAGCAGATAAAGTTAATATATCACCACATAGAGAAAGATTTTAATGCCTAGTAAAAAATATTATAGAAAACCAATTCCTAAAAAGCAAAAGGAAATAAGTGCAGGTTTGCAAAAAGCTTTTGATACTGAAAGAGGTAATCCTAATAAAGTAGTTAACCCTAATAATTCTCAAACGGGTATTGATTTTAATAGGGGTACACAACTTAGTATGAAAAATGATTCATCTAAGTTACTTACTATTGGCATACAGGATTTAGATGAAGCCGTATTTTTTTATTTTCAAAATGTTATAAAACCATTTGTTTATCAAAATGGTTCAAGAAGAAGTGTACCTTTTATTTATGCCGCTCCTGAAAGATGGAAATCATATCAAAAAGATGGCTATTATAGAGATAAGGGTGGAGCAGTAATGTTACCTATTATTGTTATCAAACGTGATTCTTTAGAAAAAGATAGAACAGTATATAATAAATTAGATGCTAATATGCCTAATTTGTATGGTACTTTTCAAAAAGCATATAATCCTAAAAATGCATATGATAATTTTGCTGTTTTAAATAATCGTATCCCAACTAAAGAATACAATCTATCAGTAGTTCCCGATTTTGTAACATTAAATTATAGTTGTATAATCCAAACTTATTATATGGAACAATTAAATAAAATAATTGAATCTGTAGAATATGCTTCGGATGCATACTGGGGTGATCCTGAAAGATTTAAGTTTAGAGCTTTTATAGATAGTTTTCAAACTGCTACCGAATTAACAGCGGGTAGAGATCGTTTAGTTAGAGGTAATTTTAATATTAGATTACGTGGATATATTATACCTGGAGTAATACAAAAAGATATTACTGCACTTAAAAAAGTAAATTCTAAAGCAAAGGTTACAGTTACTTCGGAAACAGTAGCTAATATAAATAATGTTCCTTGATTAAATTAGTAAAGGTTATTATATTATAGTTTAATGAAAGTTTTATTTTTAGCACCACATTTGAGTACAGGAGGAATGCCTGCGTTTTTATTAAAACGTATTGAGGCATTACTTAAATATAGCAAAATAGAAATATTTGTTATAGAATGGAAATGTTATAGTGATGTTTATACTATACAACGTGACAAAATTAAAAATTTATTAGGGGATAATTTTATTTCATATTGGGGTGAAATAGATAAACAAAAAAATATTGTAGATTTTTGTTATAAAAATAAAATAGATATAATCCATACAGAAGAAATACCTGAAGGATTTGATACTCATAACCCATTTGATATTAAATTACAAGAAAGATTATATGATAGAAAACATCCTTGGCAAATAATAGAAACCTGTCATAATATCTATTTTAAACCTGATGAAGAAAAATTATTTGAACCAAATGCTTATGCTTGTGTTACTCCTTTTCATATAAGAAAAACTTTTAAAAATCGTCCTGTTTATAAAACATTAATTCCTTTTCCTATTGATCCCCGTATTCAATTATCTTCAACACAAGAAGAAGTTTTATCTCAAAATGGATGGATAACAAAAGGAGAATTTCACATTTTAAATGTAGGGTTATGGACTCCTGGAAAAAATCAAGGTTATGCTATAGAATTAGCTAGAACACTATATGACAAATATGGATGGACTTATATATTTCATTTTTTAGGTAATCAAGCTTCTAATTTTAAAGAATATTGGGAACCTTTAATGAGTAATCTTCCACCTAATGTATTTGTATTAGGAGAAACAAATGATACAAATAAATATTTTAAAATGTGTGATTTAATGTTATTTACTTCAACTTGGGAATGTAATCCTATAGTACTAAAAGAAGCGATATCAAATAATATTAAAATTATGGCTTACAATTTAGATCATTATGGAGAAGAATATTTACCTTTTATAAATCCTTTATCAAGTAATTTAGAAACGGATAAATTAAATATATTAAAAACCATCCATTCACCTATAAAATATAAATTACAAGATTATAGTGATGATGTAAAAATATTTGCTACAAAACATATTGATTTATACGAAAATTTAATTAATAGTGGAGTTAGAAGAAAATAAAATATTAATTACTTTTAATTTAGTACCTAAAGTTGAAATAAAAGGAAATATTAAAAAAGAATATTTTGTAGAATTTATTGATTCAGATACTAATACTACTATTCATACAGATACTATCAGTAATAATATGTGGACTCAATCTAACCGGAGATGGTTAACTAATTGGGTTATTAAAATTAATGGTAATGTAGAACATGTATTTAATTTAAAAGATAAAAAAGTAAAAATTTCATTTGAATCTAAGTCTGTAGGTGATACTTTAGCTTGGATGCCTCAAGTAGTGGAATTTCAAAAAAGATATAAATGTAATGTTATTGTATCTTCATTTCATAATGAATTTTTTCAGGGTTTAGATGTATATAAAAATGTAGAATTTATATCTCCAGGTGTAGAGTATGATTGTTATGCCCATTATGGTTTAGGATGGTTTAGGACTAATGAACAATGGGATGAAGGATCATATCATTTAAATAAACCTAATACTATTCCTATGATACAAGCTACTACTGATATGTTGGGTTTACCTTATAAAGAAATTAATTATGGGATTAATTTTAAATTTAAAAAACGTCCCCTAAAAGAAAAATATATTTGCATTGGCCCTCGTTCGACCGCTGCTTTAAAAGAATGGCCTTATCATTACTGGGAATGGTTAGCTAAAATGTTAAATGAAATAGGATATAAAGTAGTTAATATATCATATGAAGGTTTTAATCAAAAAAATATAATAAATAAAGAAAAATTAAATTGGGAAGATACTTATAATTACCTTTATCACGCCGAACTATTTATAGGTTTAGGTTCTGGGTTATCTTGGTTTAATTGGGCTATGGAAAAACATACGTTAATGATAAATAATTTTATCCCATACGGATATGAAATGACCCAAAACTTAACTAAAATAGAAGATCATTCAGTATGTAATAATTGCTGGGTAGATAAAAGAGTATTGTTTGATAAAAGTAATTGGGATTGGTGTCCTAGACATCAAGGTACTATGTCTCAACATATTTGTCATAAGGCAATAAAACCTGAAATAGTTTTAAAGAAAATTCAATATTTATTAAAGTTCAAATAATCAATATATATTTATAATTAAATCAATATTATGTCAGAAATAATTAAGTTACAAGAAGAAGAGTTGCAACAACTTAAAGAAACCCAAAATCAAATTACTCAATTCATTTATAATTTAGGTCAATTTGAAGTTCAAAAAACTACAGTTTTAACCCAACTGGAGCAAGTTCAGGGAAAGCAAAATGAATTTGCTAAGGAACTAAATAAAAAATATGGGGAAGGAAATATTAATTTAGAAACAGGTGAACTTACTTTAGTAAAATCATCTGAATCCACAGAATAAATTGATTTTTTGAAAAGGGTTTCAATATTTATAAGAAAATAATACTTAAATAAAAACATAAAATGGCAGAAACTCTATTATCTCCTGGTGTATTAGCCCGAGAAACTGACCAATCATTTATTCAAGGACAACCTGTACAAGCTGGAGCTGCTGTTATTGGACCAGCTGCTAAAGGGCCTGTTGGTATTCCTACTTTAGTTACTTCATATAGTGAGTATCAAGCAATTTATGGTAGTGATGTTACTAGTGGCTCACAACAATATGAGTACCTAACTCAAACCTCAGCAAATAATTATTTTTCTCAAGGAGGAACTTCATTATTAGTTACACGTGTTGCAAGTGGTAGCTTTACAGGTGCTACAAGTACAACAATTGCAAATTCTATTGATGCTACTTCTGCATCTTTTGAATTAACAACTTTATCAGAAGGTGAAATTGCTAATAGTTCTGGATCGGAAGGTACTAATAACATTTTGACTAATGGTACTAAAGATAATGTACGTTGGGAAATTACTAGCGTAAACACTTCTTCCGGTGTATTTAGTTTATTGATTCGTAGAGGAGACGATTCTTCAAAACAAAAGAATGCATTAGAAACATTTTCAAACCTTTCACTAGACCCAAAAGCAAGTAACTATATTTCAAAAGTAATAGGAGATACATCACATACTGTACAACAAGATGGTACAGATTATTATGTAAAATCAAATGGTACTTTTGTAAACAAAAGTAAATATGTTAGAGTAAGTGCTGTAAATTACCCAACACCCGATTATTTTGATAATAATGGGGTTGCAAAAGATGCATTTACTGGTTCTATCCCAGTAGTTGGTTCAGGATCATTTAGTGGTGCAACTGGTGCTTTATTTAATGGACCTGGTGCTGCAAAATTTAATGATTCAATTGATACAAATATTCAGGGATTAGGCCAAACAGACTATACTGAATCTATTAACTTATTAAGTAATACAGACGAATATAAATTCAATGTAATTAGTGTACCTGGACTAAATCATAGTGATCATGGAACTGCAGTTGGTTTATTAGTATCTACAGTAGAATCACGTACAGATGCAATAGCTGTAATTGATTTAGACGGATATGGTACTGGAGTTTCAACTATAGTAAATGGAGCAAGTTCATTTGATACTAGTTATGCTGCCGCTTATTGGCCATGGCTACAAACATTAAATACAACTGGACAAACAGTATGGGTACCTGCTTCAACTATGATTCCTGGAGTATATGCATTTACTGATAAATCAAGTGATGCTTGGTTTGCCCCAGCTGGTTTAACTAGAGGTGCTCTAGGTAATGTAATTAAAGCTGAAAGAAAATTAACTTCTGGAAACAGAGACGCATTATATGCTGCTAATGTTAACCCAATTGCTACATTCCCAGGAAGTGGAGTTGTAGTATTTGGTCAGAAAACATTACAAAAACGTGCAAGTGCTCTTGATAGAGTAAATGTAAGAAGATTGTTAATTGCTCTTAAAGGATTTATTTCTCAAGTTGCTGATAATTTAGTATTTGAACAAAATACAACAGCTACAAGAAATAGCTTTTTAAGTCAAGTTAATCCTTATTTAGAAAGTGTACAACAACGTCAAGGTTTGTTTGCCTTTAAAGTAGTAATGGATGAAACTAATAATACTGCTGATGTAGTAGATAGAAATGAGCTTGTTGGTCAAATATTTTTACAACCAACTAAAACAGCTGAATTTATCATGTTAGATTTCAATGTATTGCCAACTGGAGCTACATTCCCAGCATAAAATTTTAGATAATAATATTTATAATAAACAGAACATAAAATGGCAGTATTAGATAGCAACGAAATTTTTTACACAGCTTTTGAACCTAAACAAGCTAATAGGTTTATTATGTATATGGATGGTTTTCCTTCTTACATTGTAAAAGGAATGGGAGCTGTTTCACTTACTCAAGGTACAGTAGCTTTAAATCACATTAATGTACAAAGATATGTAAAAGGAAAAACAGTATGGAATACAATTAGCTTTACTCTATTTGATCCTATTACTCCTTCTGGTGCCCAAGCTGTAATGGAATGGGTTAGATTACACCATGAATCAGTAACAGGTAGAGATGGTTATTCTGATTTCTATAAAAAAGATTTAACTTTTAACGTATTAGGACCTGTGGGTGATATTGTAAGTGAATGGGTAATTAAAGGTGCTCTTATTACTGAAGCTAGCTTTGGTGAGTATGGATGGGATAATGAAAATTCAGCTCAAGAACTTACAATGACAGTTCAACCAGATTACTGTGTACTAAACTTTTAAAATACTTTCCCTCCACATATATTCCTCGAAAAGGCTTGGCTTCGGTCAAGCTTTTTCTTATCTTAATATTTATCAACGAACAAAAGTTATTATAAATAAAGATTATGACGGAATTTAATCTACCAACTGAAATTATTGATCTACCCTCTCAGGGAAAATTATATCCTAAAGATCATCCTTTAGCTGAAGGTAAAATAGAAATTAAATATATGACAGCTAAGGAAGAAGATATTTTATCTAATCAATCTTACATTCAAAGCGGTACAGTAATTGATAGATTACTTAAATCCCTTATTGTTACTAAATTTGATTATAATGATTTATTGATTGGTGATAAAAATGCTATAATGGTAGCAGCTCGTATATTAGGTTATGGGTCAGAATATAAATTTGCGGCGTTAGAAGGTGTCCAAACTGTGGATTTATCTAAATTAGATAATAAACCATTACATGAGGATATAAAAAATTCTACTGAAAATAAATTTAATTTTAAATTACCTCATACAGATAATGAAATAACTTTTAGAATTTTAACTCATGGTGATGAAGCTAAAATTGAACGTGAATTAGAAGGGCTTAAAAAAATAAAAAAAGATAATTCACCTGAGGTATCTACTCGCTTAAAATATATTATTACTTCAATTAATGGTGAAGATGATCCACCCACAATTAGGAAATTCGTAGATCAGGGATTACTCGCCCGTGATTCAAGAGCTCTAC